GTATTTTTGAATTATATAAGAAAATAACGCGAAATATTAATTTAATAATGCCGAGAAAAAAAGCAGCAGTAGAACAAGTAGTTAAAAAAACTACTAAAAAGAATATTATTGATTCTATGATTCGTGAAAATGATTCAAATGATGTTCTTATTCAAATTCCAATATCACAAGCAAAAATTAATTCAATTATTAATAATGAAAAAAATGAGGATAAGATAGTTGATGAACCTACTCCTTATGAAAATATTTGTTATTTTACAAATGATGTAGCAGACATTTCTTGTGAAAATGAGTTTTATAATAATAAATGTTATAATCCAAATCAAAATAAGAATAATTCATATTGTTTTTGGTGTTGTCATCCAATTCAAGGAAATGTTTATGGTATGCCTTATAATTATGATAGTATTAATGATACTTATTATATATCTGAGTCTTTTTGTTCCTTTCAGTGTATGAATGCTTATAATTTTTCAGTAAATGGTAATAGTGATAAGGTTTGGGAAATTAACAGTTGGATACAAATGATAGCGAAGAAATGCGGGTTTTCAGATTTTATTCGTCCTGCACCTTCTCGTTATCTCCTTAAAATCTTTGGTGGTAATTTAACAATTGATGATTTTAGAAATGCTCATTTAAATAATGAAAAGACTTATATTTTAAATATGCCACCGATGATTGCTATTAATGGAACCAGTGAAATACTTAATACCTCTTATTTGAATAAAATATCTGGCAAATAAAAAAATGATTTAAAGATTTAAAACCTTTATATATCGTAATCAAAAAAATAATGGAAGTTTATTTCACTCCATATAAAGTTAGCACAATTACTTGTAATGTCGATTTAGGAATTAATATAGATCTAATTATATTATTTGAGAAGTTTTTAATAAGTGATAATTCTAAATTTATTTGGATTCATTATCCTAAGATAACTGAAGGTAATAATCAACGAGGAATTTATCCTAAGAAGAAAAGAACAGTTAAGGCAACTACAAAAAAGACATCATTTGATAATCAAGTTACGGTTTTATATAAATCGGATAATTATCCGAATTTGAAGATATTCAAAAATGGAAATATTCAAATAACCGGTGTTAAGAATAAAGATGATGTTGATTTAATTGTTAATCTCATTATTGAAGAAATTAAACGAATTTATAAGATAGATTCAAAGATAACTTCAACCGAAGATTATGAATCAAAAATCGGATTTAATAACTTTCATATTCGAATGATTAATACTGATTTTAAGAGTTATTGCAATCAAGAACTGAGTGATAAATTTATAATCAGACGCAAAGTCTTACATAAAATTCTGATTAGCGAAGATTATAATAATAAATGTAGTTTTGAACCGGGTAAATATCACGGAGTTAAATTGGAGTTTTTCTGGAATAAAACTAAGAGTTTTCAAGATGGAATTTGCACTTGTTCTACAAATTGTTTTGGAAAAGGTTCAGGTAATGGAGAAAAAGATTGCAAAAAAATAACAGTCGCAATCTTTGAAAGTGGCAGTGTTTTAATTACTGGCGGTGTTTCATTTGAACAAATAAATGACGCTTATAATTATATAACTTCTATATTTAAAAATCATTCAGTTGAACTTAAAAAAGCTGATTTATCTTTGTTAGAATCTCATCAAACCCCTGTATAGTTTCGTGATTAATAAATAAACTATAATCATTATCATCAATAACTATAAATTTAAGTTTTATTATTTTTTCTTTTAGATCGCAATCATTAAAATGAATGTTTCTAATACATACTAATTCATTTGTGATATCATCATAATAATCATTATAGATATCTTCGATATAAATTCGTTTGCCTGAGTTTTCTATTTTCAATTGTAAATAAATATCAATATATTCAATATTTTTATAATCAAATAAATCAAATAATAGCAATTGTATTTCATTGAAATTAGTATAAGTCTTTTTATCGAGAGTTAAATGTATTTCTTCTTCCGTTTCCTTAAATAGCAATTCAAAAGCATCAAATTTATATTTATATAAATTATAACCATCTCTATAGGCAATTGAAAGTTTAGCCTGATTTTTAGTTATCTTCTTTAAGAATAATCGCAATTCGTCCATTTTATAGCGAAAATTATTTAAAATATTTAATCATTTTTTATTATAAGTGATTATATAAATTTATTATGAGTTACACTAAACATCTTTATTATAATTTTCTTGCTTTTAATAATAATATAATCTTAAATTGTCTATTAATTGCTAATTCAATTATTCCAAATTATTTTAATGATCAAATAATTAAATATAAATTAAAAGGTGATGAATATTATAAATTTATCATTATCTTAACCATTAATGATGAAATACAAAACAAATATAATATTGATATGCTCACAATCGGATTACAATTATATGATAAATATAAATCTTTAACTACCGATGATGATGATAATGATGATAATAAAAGTAATTTAAGTGATATTAGCGATGTAAGTGATATTAGTGATATCAGTTATTTATCAGATAATTAATATTTCTTTATTTTTTTAACTTTTTTCATTTTATTACCACCTGATGATGTTTGCATAGGAACAGCAACGAGAGTAGTAGCGGGAATAGCAGCAGGAGGAGAAGCAGTGGGAGTAGTAACAGCGGAAGTAGGACTTTTTCTATTAGATATTAAGAAATTATAAATACGTTTTAATTGATATACAATTCTTTCTGGTTTTGCAGCATCAGTAGTTGGTATAACTAAACTTATTTTTGATAAATCAGGAGGAAAACCAAAATCTGTTAGTAGAATTTCTCTTAAATCATAATTTAATTTAATTTCATTATTTTGGTCTGTAGTAAAACCTTTTGGATAAGTATAAAAAAAGGCTGCTTCATCATTTTTTAAACCTTTTAATAAGTCATTCTCAAAAAATGGTTCTAACTTTGTTTTTAATAAATCATCAATTTTTTTTAATATACTTTCTTTTTTAGCATTATAAACATTTTCAATTGTTGTTATTTCATTTTTATATTTATGATTTACTCGCCCATCTGGTTTTATTTTTAGTTCAATTGGTTTTATTTTATTTGCTTTCGCTGTTTCAAATGCTTCGCCAATTTTAGATTTTATAGTTGTTATAATAAAATTAGCAATAACATTTGTACCAGTTGCTTGTATATCAGCATTATCAATATCTGCTATAGAAGGAGATTGAGAATTTTTATAATATAAAGGAACTATATTTTGAATTACTATGAAATATGATAATTTATTAATTTCATATACAAAATCTTCAAATAAATTTTTGATATCAGTATGAGTAAATTGAACATCTTTTGACAAAGATTCAATATTACTTACTATTTTATTAAATATTTCTAAATTCTTTACAAAACTATAAACTCCTAATTTTTCTATTAATTTATCTGCATTAAAATTATCAATATTTTTTTGACTATTAATAAATGATGTAAATTCAGTATCTGATAAGCAAACAATAAGCATATTTACATCATCCATTTTTTTAATTTTTGGAAGTGGTATATTTTTTGTTTCATTAGATGAAGCAAAATATAAATTTACTATTTGACTTGTAAATTTATTTAAATTTGCAAGATTTATAAAGAAATTTGTTTCATCTAAATTAAAACATAAAAATTGTTCTATTAATTCAATAATATTTTGATATAATTTAATTTGTTTTAAAAAGTATGTATCAAAATAATTAATAACATCATTTGACCAATTTTTAATAGTAGTTATTATATTTAAATAAATTGTTTGTAATAATTCATTTATTTTAGCAAAAATTTTATCTATATATTTTATAATAATTTCATTAACTATTATTGATTCATTATCTTCTTTTGATAATGAATTAAATAAATATTTTTTCATTTCATGTTTAACCATAAAATTATGAATCTTAAAATTATAATTAAATTCTGCAAAATATAATTCAAAATAACTTAGAGTATATAATTTAAATAATGTTTGATAGTTAGTTATATCAGAAGGAATAGGTTTTATTTTTTCATCTATAAATTTTTCAAAGTTATTATTTTCTTTATCTCTTAAAATAACAGTTTTTGTATTTTTATTACATTCTTCATGTAATTTATCATACATATTATTTTTAACAATAAGAGCATCAAATGATTTAGATATATCAAAGTTATTTCTTATAAACTTTGTTCCAAATGATAATTTAATTTTTTCATAAATATCATATAAAGTTAATTTTAAAGTATCGCTTGTTCTATATGAAAAATAACTATAACAAGATTGCATATTAAAAAAGATATCATTTTTATTTCGCAAAATTCCTGATAATACTGCTAATGTATCGTTTGATGAAAATATTAATTGTTCTCTAATTAATCCATTAATTGGATCTTTAATTTCATTTAATCCTTTTGAAATGTCATCAGGTGGTGTTGTTGTATATGTATCATTAAATTCTGTATAATAATATGCAAATAACACTTTTGATAAATCGCCTGCTTTCTTTAAATCAAATAAAACTCTTGAAATTTCTGTAGCAGTAGGATTATCTATTATTTTTGTATTTGTAAAATTTTTTTTTATAACTGAAACTTTATTTATTATAAATAAGTAATAAAGAACTATAAAAGCAGTAGCTTCTTTACTATTGGTAGTTTTTTTTAAATAACTACCTGTTATATTTTCTGTTTTTTGTGTTAAATTATGAACAAGAGAATTTATTGTTGAAGAAATTCTATTATTTGAATTATATGTCTTATATTGTATCAAATCAAATCCTATAAATATATTTGTATTAGCTAATAGAGTAGTAGTATTTGGAGTTACTTCTTTATAAACATTACTATTTGCTTCTTTTTCTAAATATAATACATTAAATGAATTTAATGAACCTTCATTATTAAATATAAAAGTTGTAAATGATTGTTTTTTAAATCTCATTGCAAAACTTAATTTATTAGACACTGATGATTTCTTTTTATAATATACAAAATCTAAATTATGTTTGCAAAATATATGTGTAAATATATTATGATCATCAGTACTAACTGTCATTTTTGCTGTAATTGCTGCAAAAGTTTCAATTATATTTGGTAAATATTTTTTTTGTCCAATAAAATATTTTTTATATAATGCTTTATCGGTTGCCATTGGATCATTAATAGTTTCAAGTGAAATTATTTGTTTATCATTAATATATTTATTAAAATTTGTATTTAATTTCATAAAATCAGTATCATAAAAATATTTTAATTTATTTTTAATTTTATTAAATTGAGGTTTTGGTATTATTTTATCATAATTTTCTAAAAATTTATTTAAATTTTTATATGGTCCTTTTGATAATACTCCATCTGTAAAAAAAGTAGGATTAGTTGTTTTTGTAAATTGTTTCATAAAATTTTGAATATTTGTATCATACTCCTTATTTATTGTTTTTGACATTGTATTAAATAAATTTACATTTAAATTAACTTTATTTAAATCGAAAAAACTAATATAAATAAAATCTTTTAAATCATTCTTTGTAAAATGATTTATATAATTTAAGAAAATCTTCGATTCTATCATTGGATCGCATACTTTATTTAATTCATCTTTTGCATTTGGTGGTTGTGCGATAATTGCATCGCAATTATACATACTTCTAAAACATAAACTATCGTTTTTTTTAGGACATTTAGATTTAAAATCGTGTTTATTATCAAACACATGATGATATTTTAAATATGCATTAGTTATTGGATTTCCTCCTTTCATTTCTGAACTACTCCAAGTAGCTGATTTTGATGATGAATTGCGACTATCTTCTGAAATTTGCTCATCATTTTCTTTGAATTTAGTATATTTATTTAAACAATCGTCAATTTTTATATCTTCATTGCTATCTCCTTCACGAATAGTAGAAATACAATCATCAAATTTTGTTACATTATTTTCGTTATCAATTAAATCATTATCTTCTTCATCTTTTATTAATGATAATAATGAAAAAATTGTTCTGATTTTATAATTATCTAAATTTGTATTTCCTCGACCAATAATATTAGTTATTAGTTCTTGTTTTGTAATTATAAAAGGTAATTCGTATGATAAATTATTACCTGTTTTAAATTCAAAATTTATTGTATCAGAATTTATTATTAAATTATTATATATATTACTTTTAAGATGTAATAAATAATCTTTTCTTTTAGTAAATTCATTTTCAATTCTTTCTTCTAAAGGTATTTGTTTTTGTTGTTTTTGTATTACCTTAGGTGATGCTGAATTTGATGTTGAACGCGGTCTTTGCATTTTTTCTCTTCTTTCTTTTGATTCTGGTTTTGTTTCCATTTCTTCATCTATTTGTTCTGGTATTGATCGTTCTTGTTTTGATAATGATCTTAATTGTTGTAGTTTCATATCTTCATATATTTGATTTAGTAGTTGTAATATTTGGTTTTGTAGTTTATAATTTGTTGTTGATAGTTGTTGAAGTAATTCTTGTAGTTCTAATAGATGTTCATTGTTTATTGCATGTAGTAGATGTTGTGATTTGGGTAGGATTTCTATTATTAGTATTTTATTTAATAATCTATGTAGATTTGAAAGTTTTTGTTTTTTTGCTTCTTCTGATAATTGTTGTAGTAGTTTTTTATTTGCTCTAAATAGTAATTCTCTTAGTAGGCGTCGCATTGGAGCTGGTAGTAATTGGTTTGCTTTTCGTAGTGATTGTCGTTGTTGTCGGTTTGATGCCAATTTTAATTTTGCAGCAGATGATTCTCTTAGATGATCTCTTGAACTTGGAGTAACAAAAGAACTCATATATATCTATTTATACTTACTAATTAAAAATTTTTTATTTTCATTATCTTCGAATATATACCATTGTTTTTTGGCAGGATCCCATTTTGCACCTTTTGCTTTAGCATCTTCTTTTTCTTCATATTTAACTTTCAAATAAATTTTTGGTTGCTTTTTAACAACTCCTTCTTTTGGTTTTTCATCCAAATTAATCGCTTTATTTGCCAATAAGTCAGCGTAATAATTACCAATTGAATGTCTATCTTTATTCTCAGTATGTGCCATTATATGTTTATATTTGATTGCATATTCTTGTGTCAATTCATATAATTCTCGCACTAATTCAAGATTTGGAATTGGTTTATCTTTCTTTTGTTTCCAATCCTTTTCAGCTAATTTAGTTCCATAAGTGGTTGCGCATTTAATCCCATATTCAGAATCTGTAACAATTATCTTATTTTTATATCGTTTCAAATGTTTATCATTTTCGATAATTCGAATTGCTCCAATCATTGCTTTTAATTCTGCAACATTATTGGTGAGTTTATCTCCTTCAAGTTCTAATGAAACATTTAAACAACTATCTTTTGAAAAGAAGATACCAATACCGGCACGGGCATTTGAACTTCCATTATTACTACAACTACCATCAGTATAAACATAAAGATTATTAGAATAATCTTCTATAAATTCTGTGGCTTCTTCAATTGTTGCAAATTTCTTAAAAATAGCTCCTTTGAAATCATCGATACTCTCTTTGCATTCATTCCAATTTGTAAAGACTCCTGTCTTTCTACCAACTGCGACAGCATAAAACGAACTCATTCTTATATATCTACTTAAATAAAAAATGATAATATAAATTAATCAATTTTTATTTATACAATTATGCAAACTGGAATAATTTCATTTGGCGATAGAGTAGCTTGGAATATTAAATGTAATGCAACTAAAGACCTTATTTTAGATGATATTTATAACTCTTATGGAATTCGAATTATCCAAAAACATAATTTTAAATTAGATGAATCGAATATCAAACATCTTTCTAAAGTTCCCCATTTAATGTCATTAAGAACTAACGGTAATCGTTATTATATCTATTTTACTAAATATAATGATATCGAAATTATTTATTTCATTGATATGAAAATTCACACTGGATATGACAAACCACGAATTATCTTAGGCAGAGGTTTATTTGCGCAATCTTTATTTAAAAATACCCTTCTTGAGGGTGAAATGGTGAAGACTAAGGATTCTAAATGGATTTTTATTATAAATGATATCATTGCATTTGAAGGAAAAAAACTTGATACTTTAATTTTACCTAAGAGATTGGAACTCATTTATAATCTCTTAGATACCAAATATACTGAAGATAAGGTTTGTGATATCTGTTCTTATAAAGTTAAAAGTTATTATTATATTTCAAAGAAATCACTTGATGAACTTTTAGAACAATCAAAGAAATTGAATTATACATCAAGAGGCCTTTATTTCTATTCCTATTATCTCAAACATAAACCCAAACTACTTAATTT